CATGGGAGCTTGTGAAGGTACGGAATAAAGATACCACTCATTACAGTGACGCCCATGATTATCATCTAGTCAATGCTTTCGGGCAGGGCGAATTCGCATCGAAGCGAATGCGACGACACGGCACAATTGCATAGGAGTAATTTCAAATGAAACCAAATCCAGGACAGATGGTATATTCTTTCAATTCGGCCACGATCGTCGATACTAATATCTATCAATTCTTGCCTAGCCCTACCTCGTCGGGGCAATCATGGTTCGTTACGCAGATTAGCGCATCAAATCTGGGCGCAACGGTGGACACAGCCTTAAAGCTTTTAGCAGGGACCGACGATCTTTGGTTAATTGGGCTTGCCAAGCTCGGAGGAAACACGAATGTAGAATTTAATCCGCCTCTTCAAGTGGGAGAATTCACAGCGCTTAAAGCACAAGCAACAATAACAAACGCTAAAGTAATTCTTAGTATTGCGGCATTCATAGGACGAATCGATGTCTGATAATGAAATTGAACTATACGTTAATCGGGACTATAGGAAGAACGAAAAGGCTTGGCTCAAGTATCGTGCGTTCTACGAGGGCGATCATGACACACTGGTAAATAGTCCTGATTATTTTTGGATTCATCCGAAAGAGAGAAGTGCCGAGATTGCTGACTTATTAAAACTTCGTAAGCAGCGCACAAGGTACTTAAATATTCCTGAAATCATTCTTTCCATTTGGGGGTCCTTCTTTTTTCGAAGAGCACCAGTATTGGATAAAGTTGCAATTGATTATCTTGCAGGTGCCGAGAACGATATCGATGGGCGTGGGAATTCGATTCAATCGTTCATTAAAGAATATGCGTTCAATTACTTCTTATATGGTCGCGCAATAACGCTAATCGATAAGCTCCCGTTTCAATCCCGCTCAAGGGCTGAGGAGATAGCCGCTAACTTAAGGCCGATATTTATTAGCATTGATCCATTATCTGTGATGGATTGGAGCTATAATTTCTCCGATCCTCAAAAGTTTGGAAAGTTTCAGTTCATTCGGAACGAGTATCAATTCGTTCCTGAACGGTCGGATGAGACAGTAAGGCCTCAAGTAATCTATGCTTCCGATTCTCGATTCATTAATGAGAGTGGTCAATACGCGCTCCGTAGGTACACTAAGGAAACAGCAGAGAATTCGAAATGGGCTCTCGATGGCGAGCCGATAATTACCGAATTGACGGAATTGCCACTCGTGGAAATGCGTGATGACTCATGGCTTAAAGATTCAATCGAGGAAACACAGCGCCACTTCAATCTTCGCTCAATGAAGGATCATATCGAGTTTAACCAAGGCTATCAGAAGATTTTCATCATTGGTCGAGACAGGATTGACGACGATGAGGCGAAAGGCATAAATGAATATATCTGGAGCCTACTTCCTGATGGGTGCTCGGTCCAGGTCATTGAGCCTATTAATACCGATACGCTTAAAGACTCAATTGGGGAAGCGCTCAATTCAGCATTTAAGGTCGGATTAAATCAGCTCCGATTACTGCAATCCGACTCGAAGGCCGTCCAAGCAGAGGGCTCAATTCTTGCCGAAAAGGACGATCGGATCGCGCTCGTAGAATCTACTATCTCGCAGTTTCAAGACGCGCTCAATCAAATGCTCGATTACTATGCAATGTTCCAGGGTGATAGTGAGTTTCCTGGTACCGTTACGCTTGCGAGCGATTTTAATGAATCTGATGTTACGAAATTCGTAAATCTTTACACCATTTTTCGGGAGGATTTCAAAGCGAATCCAGAAGCGAATACAACGGCATTTAAAAAGGCGCTTTCTGAGATGGGTTTCGCGCCCGATGACTTAAAGAACATATATTCCTTGCTGGAAAAGGGGGTTGCCGAACCCGCCATATCGGCTCCAGTAAATGACGTATTAGGAGAGGCCCTTGCCTAGTGATGAGGCTCGCGTTATTCGGCAGCAGATTAAGGCACGTATTGCAGAGATCGAAGCGTTCACTGCAAGGATAGAGCGTATCCTTGCTCAAACGATTCATGACATTGCGCGTGGAGTTGAGAACTTCTCCTCGGATCAGACGGTCGAAAAGATAGCGTTCGTTTCTAAGCTCTTCGATCGTGCAGATGAGTTAGGACTTTCGGTTGAGATTGAAAAGCTAAAAGCGCTCTATGCATCTGAGATAAAGTTCATCAAGGAAACTCTTTCCCGTTCTGGCGTAGAGGCAAAATTTACTGACATTGATAAGGCGCTGATTCAGCAGCTCGTTACGTTCGATGCTGAGAAAGTTACGAATAAGATTCGAGAATACGGGATAAGCGTTCAGGGCCAGCTTACAAATTCCGTGGTTGCTGGAGTCGCGCCCGACGTGAATGCACTAATCGGCGATCGGTTAAAGAGTACGGCGGGGAATATTGCGACTGAACTGAACACAGCGGCATCAGGATTCGCGCGATCGGTGGTTGCCCAAAAAGCAATAGAAGCAGGGTTTGATCTCTACGAGTACATAGGCCCGTTCGATAGCTTAACTCGTGACTTTTGCCAAATGGTTCTCGATAGGAGTCCGCCGATTTATACGCTCGACGAGATCAGTGGACTACAATCAGAGCAGGGGCAGGGTCTTGATGTGCTCGTGTACGGTGGTGGTTATAATTGTCGCCATCAGTGGCGACCAATATCGGAAGAGGACGCAAGACTCGAAGGGTGGGAGCCGTGAACATAAAACAAACTTATAGCAGATTAAAACAAACAATCGCGGGGCGGGCCTATCAAGCAATGCAAGAACTTTCTAGGAAAATAGTGAAAAGAACGCAGGCGGGAATATCGGTTGAGGGATTAAAATTCAAACCCTACTCGGCAAAATATGCCGATAAGCGTGCCGAGTCGGGGAGAAATACCACAGTGGATCTTACCCTTTCGGGTGGGATGCTCCAGGCGGTGCAGACAAAGGATCCTGTTATCACATCCAAAGGAACGTCTATAAAAATATATATTGCAAATATTGCAACAAAAGATCCATTCTCTAAGAAGTTTGTTTCAGCAGTCGAAAAGGTTAAAAAAACAAACAAGTATCGTCGCTGGTTCGGGGTCTCGAAGCAGGAGCGCGAGGACTTGATTCGAAAAATAAAAGGCAGGTAATGGCAGATCAGAAAGGGGCTGGAGAGACACAAGACAAGCAAGGCATAACCACCACTGGACCAGATCCAGAAGTTGCCAAGTGGCAGGATAAGGCGCGTCGATATGAGGCGCAAGTTGTTGATTTTGAAAAGCGATTCAAGGATATAGATCCTGATCGCTTCCAGGCAGCGATTGAAGAGAATCGAATCTTGCAGCGCCAGCTTGCGGAGAAGGACGGAAGCCCAGAAAAAATCGAGGAAGTTATCGAGCGCGAAAAAGCCGACTTGGAAAAGCGCTTTTCAACAAAGTACCAAGAGCTTGAGAGCGATATCAATAAGCTAAAACAGCAAAATCGTTACCTAAGAGTTACAAAAGAAATGATGACCGAAGCAACTAGCTATTTTAATAGTAGGGAGCTAGATTTGTTAGAACCGATCGTCGATCGTTTTTGTGACTGGAGCGAAGAGGGTGGAAAGATTATCATTAAAGATGAGAAGGGTCATCCACGCTATTCAAAGACAAATCCTCGTGAACTAATGACCTCGGAGGAGTTCTTTGGAGAACTGGTCGAACGTTATCCAGCGCTTGCGCTCCCAAAAGGGAAGGGGGGCACCATGCGCCAAGGGGAGACAAATGGAGTAAGCGGCGAGAACATGACGCCTGAAAAGTATCTAGGCTTATCTCCAGAGCAGAGAGCGAGCCTCTCTCCTGAGGTAAATGAAAAAATGGCGGGGCAAATTTTTAACGGAAAAAGATCTTAATGAGGAGTTTTTATTATGAGTGCAGAAGTACAAAAGAAAACGATTGAAATTCGCTATCAGGGCATGAGTATTGCCGAGGCGTTAACGGCTTCGGTGAGCGAAGGCCAGTTTATGAACTATTCCATATCGGCGGGATTCACTCCATTGCGAGCGCTTAATCCTGATGAGTCCGTAGCAGCAACGATCGCAAAGGTGCTTGCTACGCTGATTATGGATCTCAATAAGAAGAACGATACTTAATGAATAAATTTTAAATGATTTATTTTAAGGAGTTTTAATCATGAGTAATGAAATTCAGTTGGCAAATGCTGCCACTCCTACGGACGTTATTTCAACGGCGCTAGGGAAAGCATTGAAAAATAAAATTGTTTTTATGCCTTTTACCTATGGGGAAGATTTGCCAGCCAACACAATGGTAAAGCTTCTTCGGAAGGATGCAGCCTATGGATTAGGTGCGGTTGTGAATGAATTGGGGAACGCTTTCAATTCCACGTTTTCACAAAGTACCATTACAGCAACGGTCGTGAAAACTGTTATTACGTCACAAATCACTGTTGAAGCAAGAGATTTTGGCGGCATGAGCGATCGGATGATCTTAGACAAGCAATCCAATTCCTTGCAGCGAACTTTGGACGGGAATATCAAAACTCTCTTTCAGGGCGCGTCTCAGGAAGTTGACGCAGGAACGCAAATGACTATCGAAGCGATCCTTGAGGCGGCCTATCTGGTCGACGCTGGTAACGCTGGAACGGACGGGAAGAATCTGATTTGCGGTATTTCGAAGAAGCACGCATTCCAGATCAAAAAGCAGTTAATGCAAACGAATGGATCAGCCTGGAGTAATCTTCAGTTGCTTTCCATCCTGACTAATATGACCTCGCCGAACGGGTTTATTGGCTCGCTCCCTGGAGTTGATTGTTACCATGCGAACTCTCTTGCTACTGGCGGGGGAGATACTTCAGGCGCGGTGTTTAATCCAGAGCTTGCGTTCTTCTCGATGTACTCGCCCTCGATTAATGTTGAGCGGGATAACCCAAATGCTACCGGGCTTTTCACCGAGTTAACCTCTTGGCTCTATAACATTGTGGTTGAGTGGTACGATTCAGCGGTCGTCGAGGTGAAGGCAGATAGCTAATATTTTGTGAATGGTTACGTTTCAGGGGGGAGGGGTTTTGTTTTGCGCCCCTCTCCCCACTTTTAAAAGGTTGATAAATGACAGCGATTATCGAACTTGATGAATCGATTGATGATCTTGATTTTGAAATGCCCGAGGGCCTTATTAATCAAGTGCCATTAGAAGATGGTGCAAAGAAGATTCTTGCAGAGTTTAGAGTTCCACGAAGCGGAAAGCTTAAACGGCCTTACATTTTATTTGCTAAGAATGGATACCGATCGCATAACGGGAGAACGATTCGTGTTTGGTCGCCTTTCATGTTGCCACTCGATGGGTGTTTCTGTAGTCCGGCAAGTGTCGAGTATTACGTTCGAAAGGGATTCACAATAATCAAGTATTGGATTCCCCCGGAAAACGAGAGAGAGAAATACAGAGATCCAAAAGTAGGATATTCCGATCGTGGTGCAGACGTGGATCATTTTGGGGAAGTTGAGGAGTATCTAACTCATCTTTCGAACACATCTCCTGAAGAGATGGGAAGAATGCGAAGAGAGAATGATAAACTTCAAGCTGAGATATTGGCGTTGAAAGGAGAAAAGCACGATGGACGAAAACGAGCCAAAAATAAGTCAGGAGAAGGTGACGGGCCCATTAGCTAATTACGTTAGGGAGCGTATGCAGCGAGGGATGGCAAAAGCCTCTGAGGAAAATAAAGAGCTACAACGAAGGAAGGGGCTTTCTTCCGACACTAAATCTCGGGAAGCTATTGATCGACTTGCGAATAATTTAAAAGATTTCGCAGAGCGCCAGGGTAAGGAAATGACAAATGAGCAAGCTCGTCGGGAAGCTATCAAAATAGCTAATTCAGCGGAAAGGAAGCGAGATGGCTAGAACTTATCGAGAAGCGGAAGCAACGTATGGTAAGACTATAACGAGAGTATTCTATCCTTTAAGGGGGGCATTTCCGTTACAGTTACCAACTCAAACCCCGAGTTATTATTTGTTTACTAATCAACCGTCGAGAGCCGACGCTCTTGCAGGAACGGGGGCGGTTTCTAATGGAACCCACGTTTCTCAAAACGCCTCTACTCCGTTCGATCTGAATTACACGTTTCCGGCATACGAAGATCCAGATCCTACCTCCGGCAATAGCTTTAATTCGCTTTGGGAGGCGATCGTTTTTATCGGCGAAACAGGCGGGGATAGTCAGGTAAAGATTCGAAGTTTCGTTATCGAAAGATTACAGGGCTTGTCCCAAAAACCAGGAACCACGGTTGCTCAAATTAAGGGCGTATACCCATCGATTTCTAACTACTTAAATGATACCGAAATTGGAACATTTCTTTCAGACGCAGAAGAGGAGCTTCAACTGTATTTCTATAATAAAAATATAGAGTGGGGTTCTGTTTTTAGTCTTAACAAATTAAAGCTAGCGCTCGCCTATAAGACCATTGAAAGCGCTTGTCTATCGTTTATCGAGACAACAGGGGACAAGCACGATCGGCGCTATGAGGTTTTTAAGAAAAAAACCGATGACGCTCTTGGGTCGATCGCCCTTCTCTTTGATGGTGCCACGAGGCAAGGTGAGCAGCCTACGTCTCAGGTTACGGCCAAAAAGAGTTATTGGATTAATAGAAGATGACCATAGCAATCGAAGACGTTCAAACCGCATGGAATACCTACGTATTTCAGAACGCTTCAGTTCAGTTAGTTACTGAGAACTATTTTTTTTATGATATTGTGCAGGATTCCGAAAGGGAGCTTAACCGCCTTTACTTCAATCAAGAGATGAACTTCTTTCAAGCGCTCATTACTGAGGGGCAAAACTTCATCTCGTTAAATGAACTAGAACGAGTGTTTCGTGTTGAGGTAGTATATTTCCGAGAAAAGGACACTGAGGGCGTGAATTACATAGCGACTAGAAATGCGCTCTCATTAATTTTAGAAACAGTGCGATCGGGGCTTGGATATACATGGAATGAGTCTGTGGATTTATATACACCACAATCAGGCACGTTTCAGATTGCACAAGTTGATTTTGCCGATGAAAAGTTATGGCGGGGAAGCCTAACTTTTGACGGCCTAAAAAGTGAGTCTATAGTTTCATAGGAGTTTTATCATGACAGCAATCAAAGGATCACAGAAAATCATTGCCATTAAGGAGGCTGGCACCTTCGGAACGGCGGCAACGGTAGGGACAGGCGATCGAGTTGAGGTGGAGAGTTATTCAGACAGCGAGAATACTACTGAGCTAACTGAGAACTCAATCGGTGCAGGCGTTGTAATGGAGACTGATTCAGACATTGGATCGACAGCTCCAACAATATCGATCGATAAGAAGTTGTTTTACGATGACGCTGGAATTGTCGCAATGGCGAACTTCTTTGGCGGCGCGTCTGTAGCAAGTTTAGGGAGCGGTGCATATGCTCATTCGATTCTAGTCAATGAAACATTCAATCAGAAGTGGTTGACTGTTGCCGATTTAAAAACAGCGGGGAGCCTAACAGAGTATGCAAGCGCAACAGTAACGAGCCTAGACCTTGGATTCATTTCGAACGACAAAGCTACGATGGCACTGGAATTGCTTGCGAACGCGCAAGAATTCACAAGCCCAACGAATACCATTTCGGACCTGAATAACACTACGGTCGCGAATACAAAGCGCGTTATTGTTCGGCCTACTGATAAGTTTCGCATTAACGCACAAGCGGGCGGGGCATTGTCTGATAGTGATTGTCTCTCTGTGGTGAGCGTTACTGTGAACGGGGTTCGACCTCAAGAGTTTGTCTCTGAGATTCGTTGTGCAGCGGGGAACGGAGAGCCGGAATCTTCGCAAGGAATCCCGCTCGGGTTTACTCTCGTGGTGGAGCAAAAGAATCTACCGAACTTGGATTTCTACGCAGCTCATCAGGCCGGGACAGAGTACAAAGCAGCAATGCTAGTGTCATCAACCGCGATCGGTGGTGGTAATAACTACGCCTTTGAAGTGTACTTCCCACGGTTAAAGTTAGTTGTGCCAGTAGATCATGGCGCAAGCTCTCCAGGCAGGAATCCTTCAACACTCACCTTTAAAGCACTGAAGGCAAGTGCGGCCCCTACTGGAATGTTAGATTCGTATCCATATATTAGAATTGTAAACACTAAATTAAGTGCATATATAAGCTAAGGAGTAAGATGAAACTAAAAAGCACCTTCAAGGCTAAGGTAGTTACGAGCGAAGGAACCTTCTTTTGTGTTTTTAAGAAACAGAAAAGAAACGAAGCGTTGCGCGATATCTATGAGTTGGAAGGGCTTGATGAGCTAATAGAGAGCGCCAATACCGTTGACGAGAAGGTGGAACTTACCAAAAAACGGACAGGGATTATCAGTAATAATCTCATTGCCGTGGAAGATTTACAGCTCGAGGATGGAACTGAAGTTACTCCTCAGATGATTAAAGACATGGATCTTTATTCTGATATCTTGAACGACATTTATAAGGCTTGGAGCGCTAAGGTCAGCGGCGAGGGGGAGGATCAAAAAAACGAAGAATCGGACGCGCAATAAAAAAGCGCTTCCGGTTACTCGTACTTGAAGATCCTAATCTTTATTGTGAGCAGTGCTTTCGCGTATGTGAAGAAGAGAGGGAGCTTCCCGATTGTGCGAACTGTTATATTGAGAACGATGAGGAGTTCCCCGGTCTCGCTTCCGATCCGGTTGTGAATGAGGCTTGCAGAAAGTTCGAGGCGGCTCGGTTACTATTAGATCTTAATGGGAGTACGGAGCTTTACAGTGCGCAACTAAAGGAAATTGGCCTCGATGAGAGTCCATGGCTTCTTCTGGAGCTTGAAACGATTTGGGCCGAAAAACGTCAAAGGGATGTTGAAAGATGGAATCGCAAAAGAGGCAAGAACCGCTGATTGATACGGATAACCTGCAAAGAGAGCGTGATTTGAAGCTTTCGGCCAAGGATATCGAGACGCTCAATAAGGTGCCCAAGCCAAACGAGTTCTCGTTTTGGGTCAATGATAGAATGATAAAGTGCCTAGACGTTGTAACTTATTGGGCTCAAAATAATCCAGAGCACGAAATATCGGCAGAATTAAAACAACTTTGCTTGACCATAAATGATGCGGTCTTAATGGATGCAAGGCTCAGAACGAAAGTCGAGGAGCTTGTGCGGGAGATGTTGATTAGCAGCGTGCTAAATATTCGAACTCCTCTCGGGAGGAATTGTAGGTAGGGTCTTAGATGGTTTCGGGCGGTAACGATAACGACATTGATATTGAACTTATCGTTAAGGACAATGACGCCGATAGGAAGATCGATCAAATCGATCACAATCTTAGCGACCTTGACAAAACAGCAAAAAAAACCACTGGAGCGCTCGAAGGATTAAGTAGGGGGTTCGACGGGATTAAGGCCGCTAAAGGTGCAGCGATTGCCGTTGCTGCGTTTGTTGCATCGGCGGGGGCAGCAACAGCGGCGATAGTGGCGCTCGCCGCCAAGGGTGAAGAGCTTGGAAGCTTGCGTGCTGGATTCGATGCGCTTGGAGGGACAAGCGACATTCTCAATGAAGCAAGAGATCGAACTCTTGGACTTACGAAGGCGACTGACCTATTGGCAATTGCGAACAAGGGACTGAGCGCTCAAATCCCTGGATATAAGCAGGGTTTTGCAGACATCGCCGACCTTGGAGCAAGGCTCGGGAATTCCTTAAATAAGGATGTCACTCAGACGATCACGCAATTAAACGATGCCATTATATCAGGTCGAACGGCGGGACTATCTCAATTAGGAATCTTGGTTGATTCGAAAAAGGCTTATGAAGATTATGGAAAAGCGATCGGAGTAGCAGCAAAGGATTTAGATGATATTCAGAAAAGACAAGCTCTTCAGGCCGCATCCCTTAAGGCGGTAAAGGACTCGCTACAAATCCAAGCTCAGGTTACAGATAGCACGAAAAACTCCTATGATGCTTTGCTGAACAGCATCTCGGATCTTACTGGAGAGATCGGGGTAGTGATCAATGAAAGCCCTGAACTAACAGCGGTGTTTCGAGATCTGCAAGCCGCGATAATTGAGAACACTCCCGCAATCGTTGCGTTCGTAAAGGAGGGGCTGCAAGTGGCAACTCAAAGGATAAATGAATTCATTATTGGTGCAAGGTTTCTCAATGATGCATTAGGGCCAGTTTTTTCAGTAATTAAGGATGTGGGGATTGCTGTATTCCAAGCGCTCGGGAAAGTAATTTTTGAGGTCATCTCGAAAGTTCGATCGATGATCGATGTAGTAAGATCCGCAAAAGATACCGTCATAGGGTTCGCGGTTCAGCTCGGGGTGTTGGACGAGGCAAGCGCTCAAGTAGTAGAGACGGTCGAGGCGCAAGTGAAATCGACTCATCAGCTCGCAAGGGAGCAACTCTCAGCAGAGCGTGAAAAGAGAAAGCTCATAAAAGCCGAACAAGATTTAAGGAAGGTTGGGATAGAGGTGGCGGCATCGACCATTAAAAACACTGAAGCAACTAAAGAGCAGGAAGATGCCGCAAAAGCGCTAAAGGATCAGATAAAAAAGACTAATGAGGAGCTTGAGAATTTTAAGAAGAGCTTAGATCTTTCTCTCACACTTACACGATCGGTTGATAAGGTTGAGGACTTTAAGCACACACTTGGGACCGTGTTCTCAGACTCTCAGGTGTTAGACCAATCTCAAGAGTTTATCAACTACATAAAAGAAACGGGGGACGAGCTTATCAGGATGGGCGTTTCTGCCGATACTGTTTTGAGCGGCGTTGCTGATCGAGTGAAGGAAGCAAAGGACAGCGTAAGGCAAGGCGGGGGTATTTTTGACGGCATATTCGAATCGCTATTTGGCGGGGGTGATGGATCAGACATCCAGCAAGGGCTACAAGAAAACATTGGGAAAAGCATTGGAGATGCCCTTGCAAGTGGCATCTCTGATTTTGCGGGGGCCATCGATGGTGGCAAGTCTCAAGATTTTAAGAATGCGGCTCAAAGCCTCGGCAAGTCAGCAGGGGCGGCGCTCGGTTCCGAATTCGGTCCGGTGGGTAGTTACTTAGGATCGTTTCTTGGAGGAAAGATCGCTGGTGGTATTTCAGACGGAATTTCTCACGCCTTCGGGGGCAAGCTGAATGCCGAAGCGAACGCTCGAGAAGATTTTGAAGGATTTTTAATTGACGCCTTTGACGCAGTGAATGCAAGTGCCGTGATAAATGGAGAGCTTAAAAAATTAAGCGATCTAGTAGATTTTCCAAGAGATATTTTTAGCAATGCGAAAGACGGGGTAGTCGAGGGATTCGCCATATTTGACGATCTCCCTGACGTGGCAAGGAACGCATTTTCAGGAGTTGGCTTAGCACTTTCTGAAATTATAGGTGATCCAGAGAATCTGGGATTTCAATTTGCTGGAGAGCTTGCGACGGCGTTCCAAGGTAATTTATTCGCGCTTCGAGGCGCCGTGGACTCGCTCGGGATTTCGTTTGAAGACATGGGGAAGGCCATTGAAACGAGCACGAAGAAGGGAGAGCAAAGTTTTCTCGAGGCCGAGGGGGCATTGAGGGGTCTCGGGACATTAGCAGAGAATGGAATTCCTGGGCAAATTGGAGCCGTTACCACGGCACTTGATGCGGTTAAGCAGGCCGGTGTGTTCGGGGGGGCCACAACCATTGCAGCGTTTAAGGCGATCGGAGCAGAGGCGAAGGAGCTTGGTGGCAAAAGCATAACAGATTTAAAGGACATCATCGAAGCAACGGGCGGATCAACTAAGGACGCTGCACAAATATTTGAAGCACTGTCCGAAGCGGGCGTGGAATCGATTCAAGACATTATTGATATCAGCGATCGAGGTGCTATCCAGGTACTTGCAGACTTACAAAGCCAGGGATTTGCATTCTCGGATCTACTTGCGCAGGGTGGAGAAAGTCTTGCCTCAGACATCGATCGTATTAAGGAGAAGCTCGATGCGTTAAATCGTGCTGATGTGCAAACAAACTTAACAATCAATGTTAAAACAAAGTATCTCGATAGCGGCGCTCAATCGGCACTTAATCAAGTGGGGCCGGGAATTGCTCAATGACAAATATCTTATTCGCCTATCCCGAGATTCCTATTGCTGCAATCAGGAGGACGGTTGATTTTAACGAGAGAGAGTTTTTTGAATCTCGGAATGTTCATTCCAAGTCGAGAGCAAATTACTGTTATTCTTTAGATGCCGATAGTAATAACAAAACCATAACTTTTAGACTCGCTGATTCTGATATCCGATCGGCGAATTATTGGTATCTGCTTGGCGGGGCCTATGCTTATGATTTTAATATTAGTTCAATAACATTAGATAGAAGTTCGGATGGTAGTTCCTGGGCCACAGTGGATACGTTTATTCCAGGCGCTCCAAGTAATACTACCATCGGATCGTTTTCAGGCTCGGAAATTGATAAGTTTCGGACATTCACCGAAACAAGCGCTTATAAATATTGGAGGGTCCAAGCTACTTTCGGTGGCTCAAATTATCTATTCCTGAATAAGGTGATGATAGGAAGCTTTGTTGATCTCGGGAAAGATCCGAGTGATTGGAGCTACTCATACCCTCAAGGTAATGAGCCATTCGTTGCAGATTCAGGCGCGCTTGGAGTTACGCGATCGAGCAATTCAGCTCGAAAGATAACGCTCTTTTACGAGGGACTAAGCATTGCAAATATCAATGTTTTAAAAGTGCTTTATGCCTTGGGGTCAAAGACTTGCTTTTGTGCATACGCACACATCGACGCTACTCCACTATTCGGGAAAACCAATCTTCCCTTTGTATTTGTTGATGCGCTTGAAATTGGTAGAAGTGAAAACCCCGATTGGAACACTGCGAAATTCTCGATTATGGAGATGCTACCATGAGCGATAATTTCTTAATTCTCTACGATAGTTTTTTCGGAGACGTGAAGGGGAAGTTTGATACCCTAGCGTATTACGGGAATCCGGTTTATGCCGACCTGTCAACGGTGTATGGAGGCGTTTCAAGCTATGATTATACCCCGCTCTATATTGTTATTAATGGAGCGCACAAGCTCATCTATTCTAACCCAGGAGAAACTGTTAATTGCGAAATCGTGGGGGCAGATAATGCAGGGTATACCATCAATGCGGTTTTTTATGATTTTGATCTCGATGAAAACGATCTCGAGAACGGCGAGGATATTATAAAAGCAATCTCGCTCGACGCAAAGCGTTATTGGAAAGTGACATTCTCAACACTAGGATCGGTAGTCGTCTCTTATGATCAGCTCTATCTTTTTCGATCGAAGATATCGTTAGATCACTTCCCGAATGCTGGGACATTCTCAAATCATGAGTTTGTTTCCGAAGCTCGAAAGCCGCTCTCGAAATATCCGATATCCATCGAAGCAACTTCAAGGGCTAATTTATTAACTTTAGAGGAATTTATCTTTGCCCCAGGCGCTTCGAGGTATATTGTTCTTTACACTCCGAGTGTGAATAATTTATTCTTTAGGCGAAAACTCATATGGGGCCTGATCTCAGATCCATCAATTCAAGATAGGGGGCTAGGGACTTACGATCTCCAATTTATTTTCAGAGAAGCACAATGAGCCTGATTGACTATATTCCCGGCGTTATCTCGCAATTCTATATTCGCATTGATGTGCTGGCAAAAAGCTTCATCGATGGAAGCTCAAAAACATTTAGCTTTGTTAATAGAACTCCAGTCTCTCAAAAAGATTTCTCTCATTATGAATATAGAGACCTGATAGTTAGTTATTCCGGGCTAGGATTCAAGGTTGATGCAAACGTCCCTTCCTCCGTTCGGGGCAATGTTATCTTGGATAATACTAGGGGGACGTTCGGATTTGATAGGCGCATTTCAGACGCTCTTGCAAAGTACTCGTTCATAAAATCGAAGGTAAATGTTTATTTGAAAATGCTCAATCAGGGAGAAGATCTAGCATCCGAAGGGGAATTTTTAACGGGCGAAATCTCAGGGCTAGTTATCAATACTGATACTCTTGAACTTCAAATTAAAAATTCCCCTTCTCTTATCACGATTGTGAATCAATCTATTATGCCTACCGATTTCCCGGACGTGGATCAGGATGCTTGGGGGAGAACCTTACCGCTTGTTTTTGGGGCCGACCGTGAGATTGCCGCATTCTTTCTCGAAACTGATTCTATTGCAGCGGATAATAAATTTGCATATGCAACGTGCTTTAATGATTTAGACGATTCAGGGACAGGGCTCCAGGTAAAGAATGGAGGTATTTCTCAAGTAAGTTTTCGAGGTCGAGAGACCGATCGAATTACTGTCATATCTCCAAATGACTATAAGATCTTCGATGGCTCTGACTATGGGAGCGAACGAACGCAACTGCTCTTAGCAGGGATCGACACGATCAGCCAAACGATTTTTCAACCGTTCTTTACGCCGGCGGGAAGCCCCCCATTTGCAGTCGATCCAGCGGATCAGGAATATTCCAATGTTATCCTATATGAGGCGAGGGCGACTTACGGAGGTTTGAGCGATAGCGGGTTTAGCGTTGACAGCAATAGTAATTTTGTTTTTGAGCTTTGGAGTCAAGGATCGGGGGGATACCCGGATAGATTAATTGAGCAGGTACTTGTCCCAAAGAGCGATTATCTTACGAAGATAAAAGGCTCATCTGATTTTGATGTGTTGTTTTCTTTTCGCGAGGGAATCCCGACCGATTCTAGTAATCGATTATTAATGCAGGTGTATGAGACAATTGAGCCAACTAAAAACGGGGGGAATAGTGATTATGTTGGGCACTATGTTGCGATTGGCACTGCCACCTTTTGGGATGCTCCATACGGCTTTGCTCGTTATGTTAGCGGGGATGGCTTGGGCGGTCCACAATGGGGTGTATCGGGCGTTACGGCGTCATTTATAAAACTCTATGGAATGAAGCTAGATCAGGAGCATGAATTTTTTGATAATGGATTAGGCATTTCGAGCTTATTGATAACGTCCGATAGCACTTCGGATTCAAGACCGGACGTTTCTGCGTTGTCTCCGATATTGCTTTGTGACGGGTTGCAGGACAACGATCAAGGCACTATCTCGGGGAGTGCGAATACCCTACTCTCTAACCCGTTATATATTGCGGATCTCTTAACAAGGGACTGGAGTGGAGGTGTTTGGGAGCAAAATAAATTCTCACAAGCTAAATATTCAGGGTCTCATACAGGGACAGATCTCGCTATTTCTGCGAGCTATCCAAGGGCGATCGCTGGAATCGTGAAGGGTCGAAATACACAAGAAAGAGTGCTCGATAATTTATTTGACGACGTTGGATGCCTATTGATTGCAGCGGCGGGGATTAGTAATAATCTCGGTCTTTGGGCGTGGGGAGAAGAGGGGTTGATAGCCTATCGATTCACCGAAAACGATTTTCAAATTTCCTCCCCGCCTCAAATACAAGGGACTGAAAGCATCGTTAATAGAGTTCAATTATTCTATGATGAGAGGGTTTTAACACAAAGAATTGAATATATTATAAGCCAAGGCGAATTTAGTACATTTGCAAATGTAGCGACAAGCGAAGCTGATGAAGAATTGAGAGATGCTGTCGCCCTTAGTCAATCAATTTTTGGAGTTCGGGAAATAGCAAATTCGGCGTTCCCATTTATCGCGGATAGCACTTCAGCAAATTCCATGAAAGAATACTTGCTTCGAAGATTCAATAGGCCCTGGATAGTATTGAGCGGGTTTATTCCATATCACAAATATTTCGGATCAAATGCTGCCTCTGATTATGGAGGGATCGCGTTGTCCCCTATGAGCGTGGTTGAAATATCGCATACGGCATTACCAAACCTTGAGGGCACGAGCCCCGATCCAGGATTTCCGGCAGTGGGAGATGGTGCCACTTCAGACGAGCGTGCAATAGAATGTATCCAGGGGAATTACCTTAGACGGGCCAAAACGTATCGTGCGTTAATAAGTGGAATTGAGATAAGCGGCAATAGGCACGAGACTCCTACCGCTGAAATCTCCCTTGTGCTACTTATACAACCGGAGGATCCGACGTGAGTTTTTCAACTTTAATCACAGCAATTGAAGGCGATAAGCCAACATTTCAGGACGTTTCTGACATATTGCAGCTTGCAATAATTGGAGGCGGTAACCCTATCTCGCTTGGAACGTTTTCTGGATCGGCTAATACCTATACGGCTACATCATCTCCGAGCATTGGAGCATATGCGGCGGGTCAATTATTCTTTGGAAAAACCAACGTTGTAAACACGGGCGGCTCGACACTTAATATCGATAGCCTCGGCGCTAAAACCATCAATACATTTCTAGGTGCGGCGATTACGGCAGGGCAATTGCTCGCAGATGCAACTTACATCTTCCGGTATGATGGGAAAGATATTATTTGCTTAAATCCATCATCTGGAACGCTCGCCTATAGCCCCACGGTCGATAAGAGTGGGACTGGATCCACTTCAAGCACAACTACTTCGTCATTCGCTCGCGTTACTCCAGACGGTCGGCTTTGTACTGGATTTGTTAGGATTAATACGACGACCACAGGAACCATTGATTATTTAACCGTGACGCTTCCAGCGACTCCCCATGCAACTTATAGCAATCCAGCATTTCCAGCTAGTGCAAACGAAGCGGGGGGAGCCGCGAAGAATATATTCACAATTTACACGGGTGGCGTCGTAAGGCTCTATGGGGATGTTTCGGCGGTTGCTGCATCTTGGAGCGCAGGGACGCACAATATTTATGTACCGTTTCATTTTGCGGTGGCTTAAATGAATGTCGCGATCTTACAGGCCTGTTTAATATCGTTGCAAATCGTGACGATCGTAATAGGTATAATTTGGACGATTGCGACCTTCAAGGCTACGACTATGGGCGCGATTGTTCGAATCGACAAAATGGACAAAGCGCTTGAAGGCTTGTCAAGCAATGTTTCAAAATTGACCGGATCCTTCGATCGTATCATCGGGAAGCTTGAGGTAGTTGATGCTCGAATCTCAATGAATGAGAAACGAATCTCTGCAGTAGAGGGTGCGAATGCTCGATCTAATGGAAGCGTTTAAGAAAATGCTCGTCATTGACGAAGGAAAAAGGCTCAAGGTCTATCGAGATTCTAAGGGCATTCCCACAATTGGTATTGGGAGGAATCTAGAAGGGCGCGGGATTTCCGAAAGTGAATGTAATTTTATGTTCATTAATGACATGAATCAAACCATTGAAGATTTCGAAGCTACATTCACGAAAGAGACGAGGAGAAGGCTCTCACAAAATCAACAGATGGGGCTAATGAATCTGATTTTCAACATGGGGAAAGACAGATTTCAGCGCTCGTTCCCTAATACCATTGCACGCATTGAGAACGGGCAAATGATCGAAGCGATCGAGGCCCTGAGTAAGTCGAAATGGTCGATAGATGTGGGGCCATATCGAACGAACAGAGTGCTTGCGCTATTACAGGATAAATGGATCTATGATTAGAAGAATACTCTCACTCTTAATGCTTTTTATCGTAGTCTCTTGCTCTAGTAGCGAGCCGAAACTGGAGCCTATCGAAGTTGGGTTAGGCGCAACTGGGTACGATACACTCGCGATTCAGCATCCAAATTTTCCAGTTCCATTTTTGCTGAACGAAATTGAAGGGCTCTCGTATTATATAGGGGGTAATCTCGATTGGACATTTGGAACGGACCTAACAAATATTGAGGCGATTTTGAATACCGGAAAGGTTATCCGCTGGAGAACTCATTTCCTTAATGGTCCAGGGCTTCGGAACAATCAGCTTGGATCTTATGAGCCAATGGCGGGGATGAATGTATCATCCTTTAATTCTATTTGGGAATCTGGAGGAGGGAATTTAGCAACGCATTTTTCGAATCGAGTGGCTCTATATTGCGCCTTATTTTCAAAGTACCCAAAAGTTGAATTTCAAATCTCCCCAACACTTGAGCACAACTTAAGTGAGAGAGCTTTCCGGGCGCAAGAAAGCATCGTTCATGCGGCGTGCCCAAGGGCAAGCATTGTGAATAATTCAATGAGTAATTTCGTTTGGGTAAACGTAATAAACGAAGGGCATCCAAGGTTTACGGCTTCCCCGATTGGCTCAATAGTGAGTCTCGACGGGGTGGAAGCAATGGATACGAACGTTCCTCAGTATTTAAACGATCATCAAGCAGTTACTTCCACGTCGTATATTTGGAGCTATGTTTTTAACGGTCGATGTCAGGACAAGTTTCAAGATCCACGAGCAAGAACGCGCTGGCCTTCCGAGTCTATGGTGCGAGATTTGATGGTGTATTCTCATGCGCTTGGGCCTGCCCCAATTCCCGCAATGCCTATTCTCCCTCCGAGAATTTGGAAGCCATGGGCAGAAGATAAGTGCGAAGGGGACGGGAGAGCAAACAAGCCAGTTTATATCACGCCATATAAAGGCAATGAAGTTAAAATTCTTTCGGGCAATAACACACCGATCGGGTCTTTAAAATACTATGGAACTTTCGAAGGAGGTGGTCATAGATATTATGCAGCGCTTGGATCTGGAGATTCGGGAGCAAGTTTTGCCCGAAAGAGCTTCGAAAAAAGTGGTAGCGAATGGGTTTACTTGGTCGAGGGTGGGGTAAAGTTTGGCCCGTTTCATCCAAGTATGAGACAAGGCACGTTTCATTAGTTATTAAGGAGTAGTTATTATGGATATGTTAAGAAATCTTTTATTCAATTTCTTCATAAGTGATAAGCTAGGCGGCAAGATTCGCCACGCCATTTCAGGACTAGGGGGGCTCGTCTTGGGCCTCGCCATCGGCGGTCATACATTGGGCGATCTCATCGATCCTGCCGTCGTAACAAATGCATTTAACTCGCTTGGGGAGTTGTCAGCAACGCTCATTCTCGCACTAGCAAGTCTCTATCTTTCGAAGAAAAACAAGGATAAGAATGCTTAAAGGCGAGCATGGAATTCAATCGAGGATCGTTGATTGGAGCATTGCGTTTGCAGTTTCCGATCCTCGTTTGAATCATTTAATTGCCATACCGAACGGGGCAATGAATGGCGATTTTATGCGGGTCAATTACTTCAAGCGAGAAGGGTTAAAGCCTGGAGTCCCTGATCTGTTTTTAGCCGTCATTGCCCCGCCATATGGCGGCCTTTTTCTTGAGACAAAAACAGCGAAAGGGAAGCAATCACCACAGCAAAAATTATGGCAAAAAAGATTGGTTGATGCGGGATATTGTTATGAACTTTACAGAGATTTTGAAACGGGCGTTGATATTATTCTTAATTACTTGGGCATTAATCCCCTCACTCTTGATAGCCGATTCCTTCCGACTTAATTTTGAAAATGATTTCTTTATTCCTGGACAACTCGATCGAAATTTATCCGATCGAGTTGAGCTTGGCTATGGACGTGATGGGCTCGAGTACCTTCTTGGGAATGAAATGTATACTCCGAGAGACAAGAGAAATCCTGGAATTCCTGAAGGTGATCGCCCTTGGGATGGATATACTTATATTGGTGTTTCTGGAGAAATAGCAGAAAACAAGGATCTCACCGTTCGGATCGGTATTCTAGGAGATGCTTCGGGGACCGATTCACTACAAAGATTTGTTCATGACACGATGGGGCTTGGCGTTCATCCCGCCGGATGGTCAACGCAAAACCCAAGCGAACCTGCCCTTGATGTTATTTATTCTCATAAGTTTTTTAACGTTTCGGATTATTGGATTGGGCAAGCCAAAGTGACGAGCGAGTATGGCGTTAGATTTGGGAATGTAAGGATTGAGAGCTTTGTTGCCGCGGAAATTAAGCGCGGATTTTTCCATGAAGGATGGGAGCTATACCTACGCTCGGGTATCGATGGGCATGGCGTGGCTTATGACACTACCCTTAATGGCAGAATGTTCCGCGACAATACTTATGTCGTTGATAGAGTCCCATTCGTAGCGTCCACATTCTTAGGTGTGGGAACAAGAATTCACGATTGGTTAATAGAGTATCAGTACCGATATTTAACTGAAGAATTTAAAGGGCAGGATGGACGACATGCGTATGCGCAGGTCCTGATCAGTAGGAATTGGTGATCAGTCTAATTCTGCCATTATCAGCGCCGAAAGAACTAGAATAATTATTAGGGAAAAAATAAAAAGTATTTTCATTTTTTCTTTTCCTCCCTCTTCAAAATCTCCTCCGCTTCTCGCCTCATCTGGTCCATCGCCTCGGGCGTTAGCTCGGGTAAATCGACTTCGAACACTGGCACATCGGGCATTCCGGCCTCGTCTAAGAGTTTGCGAAGATCCTCGGCGGATTCGATTGTTGGTTCTTTTTCTGGTTCTGGTGTCATTTCTCCTCCTTCAACTTCTTAACTCCTCTCCCGGCACTGAGGTCCTTAACCCGAAAAACATTTGCAGTTGTGCCCGAATAATGGGATGCCAACCATCCCACGCACAGACGGACTCAGCGTCTGGTTGTATTAGCTCGCGTAAGTCGTCCCAGCAAAGATTTTTATCCAAAATTTGTTCTTTGTGTCTCGACAACGGCGGCATAGCGGCATAGAACTCTCTCCAGTATGACAACTAGCTAGTCAACAGCGTTTCGCACCGAACGGAGTAATGACCGCTAACAACACTCCGCGCCTTTAGCGACCATCCGGCCTTTACCGACAAGGACCGGCAATACATGAAGCCGTCCACGCGTATCACCCCAGAGTCTCCCTCGGGTTCGAGTCGCACTGCCTTGCCAGGCATGTTGATGGTTACCATGTGAGCATCGGTGATTATTACATTACTTTTCATAAAGCCACCCCATTCCTTCGAACGCCTGTCGAAATTTCCCGACCGCCGAGCCTCTGTACCAAATCGCTTGCGCGTCATTTGTCATGGCGCTTACGTTCTCTTCTCAATTGGCGTTGAATTTTAGCGGAAATTAGCTCATACCCCGCATCGTTAAAATGCAGAGAGTCGATATGGATCCCGTCCACATTATTGTGCCGCTTAATGAAGCGGAACAGGTCTATCACCTCGATGTTTTTTCGCTTGCCTAATCTTCGGACAACCTTCACATATTTAAGCTCTTGCTCGTTGAGTGTCTCCATTGTTTGGCCCTGGTAGTCAGCGACGCGCGGCGGAGCCGTCATGAGAATCACCTTGCGGTGCTTTGAGAGCCGTATCATCTCGCACATTTCTTGGCGGAAGGCCCGAATGGGCCGAGCATGATAGGCGTCGTTCGCGCCAAAGCCGATGAAAATGCGCTTGGGGTTATAGCTCAGCACGTCGTCATCAAATCGAGAAAGTCCTTGTATGGCGGTCTGCCCACCAATGCCTTTATTTATGCCGCCGAGACGCTCACAGAACCCGGTGGCTCCTTTAGCTTGGGTTATGCTGTCACCTATGCATACGGTTTGGGCTTGAACAGAGAACGAGCAGAGAAGAAGAGCGGGAAAAAGTAATGATCTCATTTTTGTGCCCCTTCGTGTTTTTTCAGATATTAAGTGCATCGAGCTCGTCTTCGAGAACGCAGAGGCCCATTTCCGCGCGGTCAAACAAGACCGGGCAGTGGTTACCCTTTGTTATGCTCTCATAGTCACTTACTAGCTCGGCTATTCGCGCTTCTAGTTCGCGTGCGCCGTCCCGATAGTCGCGAAAATACTCAATAATATGCTGCGTCCTCCAGTGCAGGGAGGCATAAAGTTTTCGTGCCTTTTCTAGGCGTTCGGTGAACTCTTCGAGTTCTTTGGGTTGTATGCTCATTTTTATAGCTCCTTTAAAAAAACAAATAATCGTTCCAGGTCGTCAAACCGTAACGGCGCAAAGCTCTTCCCTGATCGATCAATCAGATAGTATTCTCCCGCGTTCGGTATCCAGACCGCACAACCTTTCCAGTGTGCAAGCGTAACGCATTTTCTTAGTGTCATTGTCTACTCCTTAACAAAATAGCGTGGGAACGCCGCCTTACAAGTTAAGGGCTTAATCCCGGAGGTCTCGAGAAGGACTCGAGAGATGGCCATAGGAGTGAATCCAAAACATGTCGCTAGTTTTTTTGTGTCAACAAGCTCGCCTTGCTTAGCGATTGACACAGCCACTCTTGCGACGCCCGTCTCAAATATGCTCTGTGCTTTGTTCATTGTGTTTTGCCTCCAAACTTGCTATAATACTAGAATAGCACCTTACTAGGATACTAGCAAGAAAAAAGATAGGTTTTATGAAAAAAAGTTTCTCCAAAATTCTCTTAGAGGCGGCCCTCCGCCTCGTGCCCTATAGCTCGCTTGAGGGGTTTGCCGAACAAGTGGGCATTAACTACTCGACTATTCGCGCCGTCCTATACGGTAACGTTCGGGAGCTCTCCTTTGAGCGTGCCCTTGCCCTCTTGGCTCACCTCCCGACCTCGTCGCGTCACGATCTCCTGGATGAACTAGCAAAGTCGGCCAGCGCCTCTTCCTCGTCCCAGGGCTCAGAAAGAGCGTCCTCTGAAGAGCCTAGCGACTCGGACGACGAATAGGACGCGAGGAACGCCGCTATGTCGTTCCCCGACTCGTGAAACTCGTAACTCTGAACTCTCCAAAATCTCGCCTCCCGGATAGCTCGGATGCGTTTGGGAAGTCTTAACGCACCATCCTCGGCAAGCTCATAGGCAATTTGTGTAAGGGCAGGGGAAAGGATCGTGCCCTTAATGTCGGGGCGTAAAAACAATTCCCATTTTGACCGCGCCTTTTGAGCAGCATACCCGCCATGCTCAAAGCACAAATACTCATTAACAGTGAGTCGAGTTGACACCTGGTAGCCCACTCTAAGACTTGGCGGCTTCCCTTCCTTCTGATGAATATCAAACTCCGTTCGAATCACGTCAAAGATAACTGGATCGATGCTAGTCACCGGCATGTCCGCTGCAACTCGATCGTGTTTTATCTCTCGGGTTTGTTTCGCGCCACACTTGGGGCAAATTTCTAGCACTTTTAAGATCGGCGAGCGGCACTTACTGCACACTTTATACTCTCGAGGGAGCAGTGTTTCGACGATCTGAAATTTTCCGCTTGCGTCTTTTATGGCACGCTTTTCGATTTTGATTCTATCTACAGGTCCATGCCTTTCGAGATTGCCGCCAAAGTCCAGCACCAAGCAATCCGACTTCCCTGGAGCGTTTCGAGTCCCCCGGCCCACCATCTGCACGAGCAATCCAGCGCTCTTCGTTGCCCTGAGAAGTACAATACAATCAGTTTCGGGCGCATCAAATCCAGTGGTCAGTACGTCCACGTTACAAAGTACGCGGATCCTCCCCTCTCGAAATTTTGCAATTATTTCGGCGCGAAATAACGGATCGCTTTTCCCAACAATTGACTCTGCAAGCTCTCCCTTTTCGCGCAAGAACAAACTGAACTCCTCAGAGTGTTTTACTGATGAGCAAAAGATAAGAATCCTTTTTCTATCGCTTGCATACTTTCGAAGCTCCGAGAGCGTTGCCTCAAATAATGCAACATTGCTATACACTTTCTCGAGGTCGCCAGTCTTATATTCGCCCTTAGAAATTTGAACGCTCGAAATGTCGGGCGCTTTTTGCGACGCCTTGGACACAAGCGGGGAAAGAAAACCCTCTCTAATTAGGCGAGTCATCGATATATCGTACGCTATGGAGTTAAATATCGTGTCTTCTCCGATAAGTGATCCGCTCTTCATTCGGAACGGCGTCGCTGTAAACCCCACAACTCGAAGATCGTTCGATCGTTTTCGTAAATCAGCGATGAGCGTTTGGTACATTCCCTCACCATCCGATGGCAGTAAATGCGCTTCGTCAATAATAATAAAATCTATCTTTTGAAGTTTAAACGAATTGCGATATATCGAGGCTATTCCGGCGCATGTGATATGCTTTCCGAGTTGCTTTGATCCAAGAGCGGCGGAATAGATCCCGATCGATGCGCTCCCATTTATGAGCCGCACAAGCTTATCAAAATTTTGTTGAATTAATTCCTTCCGATGCTGAACGATGAGGATTCGCGCATTCTTGTTAAGCGCTAAAACACGCCTACAAAACTCGGCAATCAAAATCGACTTTCCCGATCCCGTAGGAGCTACTACCAAGGGATTGCAATCACGATTCGAGAGTGAATTTATAAGCGCATCGCTCGCCTCATGCTGGTACTCTCTTAACTTAAGCATTTTCGAACCGTCCTGAACCCGCACGATTCTCTCGGTTAGAATAGGTGATCGAAACTAGCTCCCCGTTATCGTTTGTTTGGCAAGCGGTTTGCTCTAAAGGCACGATCGGCGGAATGAAGATATGATGCTCGCAAATTTCGCCCTTCGGAATAAGCTCATTGATGGGCTTATTCATTCGGCATTTCCATTTTGCGCCCTCCTGCTTAACTGGTTCGGCGTGAACGCAGTTCTGACAACGTGCCTCAAGCTCGTGCGTTTCCCCGTCCCAACAAATGCCTTTGTAGTCACACCACTTGCAAGCAAACGATCCCTTGCTTTCCGCAATGCGAGGTGGGGGGACGTCGGAAAATATAATACTCTTCGCTCGTTTGATTAGCCCCTTCGCAAACTTCGCTTTAAGGCGAGTTCTTACCGATTGCCAGTTTCTTCCTCCTGGAGTTGAGACCGTCAGGAAATGGCGCTTCAAGTCGAGGAGAAACATGTATATCGTTGCTTGTGCGTAGTATATGGGATCCCATTTTTCGAGCACATACCCGCCCTCTAAAGCGCCATGCTCTTCTTTAAGCTTTAAAAGTTTTGCATATTTCTTCTCGTTACAGCTCTTGTGCTCCCAAACGTGGACACTCTTTTTCGCCTCGACGAGTTCTTGGATTGTGCCATCGATGTGTCCTTTAAAATGCCCCGAGAAAAGGCTTATTTCCGCTTGCGCGTCTCCCATCTTAAATACTGTCCCTAACCGCTTCTTTGCAACCTCTTCTTGAGCATACCCGTCTTCGATCGCAACTATACCCGAGTAGGGGATGTGGCGACTTTTCACTTTTCGAAATGAATACCAAAGCTCTCGAGAACAAGCCTTCCCGATTTCGGATGCCCCAAGATAGTGACGTGAGTCGCGCTCCGCATTAAAGCGTTTTACAACTTCTTTTTCAGCGGCCTCAAGACTTGGGTCGAGAGCTTCGGTCAATTTAACCATTACTTTTTCCTTGCAAAACGTGTTTTAGGCGCATTGATGTTAGCGTGCTTCTTGAGCAAGTCGGGTTTAGCCTCTCCAGCTAACGGCCAAAACTCTAAGATTATATTCGAGTCACTATATTGCGGGTTAACCGACTCTTGAATAATGATCTTAGCATTGACCGGGATATCATGAAGCTCTTCCGTCGCTTGGATTGCGCTCTTACCGCACGCTTTTATGAGTTGTGCAAATTTCTCTTTGGCGATTCGAACAGCTGTAAGCGAAGGGTTCGTCCAGCATAACGAGTAGAATAATCTTCTCCCCGCATTTTCACCATCGAGAACTGCAAAGGTAAGTTTTAAGTTTGTTCCTGTTTTTTTCGAATTCTCGTCTAATGACGAATCAATAAGAGCTAAAACATACTCGCCCTCCTCTAGTAATTGCGGCCCTTCGTGCTCGTCTGCTTCAAAGTTTTCACCTAGATCAACCATTTTTTGTTTCCTTTTTCTTTTTTGTTTTTGTTGTCTTTACTTCTACTTCTTCACCTAACCAAGCCCTATAACATTTATAAAACGCGCTCCATTCCAATGACAGTTCGAAAGGGAGAGAATAGCTATTTTTCGCGTCGAAGGACGGGCGCTCCTCAGTATATAACACTCGAGAACCTTCACCGATCGCTTTGTTAGTTTGCTTGTTAAATCCCGCTTCTTCTTTTTTCACAAACGTTTTAAATGTTGCAAAGAATACGCAATCGGCCCATTGAGTCCAAAGTTGCGCCGCTTTCTCGTGCATCGCGAGTCGGTACTGGTCATAGCTTTCTCGCATCGGATCTTCAAAGCGTTTTACTTGCGCGTGAGCAGTGAGAATAAGGTTCGATTTCTTTTCATCGGTGAAGGCGTTCAGTGTATTTATCATGTCTCGGTGATAGTCGAGTGAAAATTTGTACCCATTAGCATACGGTATTTCCGCAATGCTTTTGTATTTTTCCCCAAACTCTTCAGTCACGGCTTTGTGTATTAGGCCCTCAAGCCAATCGAGCGAATCGATGACAAGCGTCTCTCCCGTTCCGATTTGCTCAAACCAAAACTCCAATTGCTGGTAAACCTGATCGAGCGTTTCGGCTCGATGAAGGCGTTTACAATCGATGTGCCCTAACCTTCCTTCCGTGTCAATAAACATTGGGCTTGGAGATTCAGCGGCCCATGTGCTTTTCCCAATGCCGTCTGTGCCGTACAAGATTATTCGAAACGGTCCAGGGTTTTTACCATCGATAATATTCGTTAGATCGTACATAGTTCATCCTTTTTTGTGCTTGCAATTTTGTCAGTTTAGGAAATATATTCATCTCCTCGTGTTTTGGCAAATAAAAAAAAGAAAAATCGCATGAAAAAAAAACGGATTGAAATTCCCGACGTTATAGACTTGCTTGGGGGTAGTATGGAGGCGGCTTTTAGGCTTGGCTTAAGCCAGTCTACGGTTTCGAATTGGACTCGCAAAGGCATCCCTGAAAAATATTGGTCACAAATTATAACACTTACAAAGGGTAGGATTTCGCTCGTGAGACTGCATTATTTGAATGAGTCCTTGCGAAACAATGTCTATTGATGACGATCTTTCCCGCATTACCGAATACTTAGGCGCGAAAAAACACGGCAATATATTCCGTGCCTGTTGTCCTGTCCACGGGGGTTCAAATCCTGAAGCTCTCGCAGTCCGTAAAGTAAATGATAAAATATTGTTCCATTGTTTCGCGGGATGCTCACAAGAAGAGGTGCTTGCGTTTTTTATCGAGCAAGGCCTTCTGTCTTCTAGAAAGAAGCGAACATTCCCGCCCGAAACGTTTAAGGGCATGCGTCTTACTGCTACCTATATTTACCCGAACGGCCTTACGGCGCGCTACGATGGACCAGACGGGAAAGCCGTAATCCCTTGCTTCAAGTCCGGCGGGAGTCGAATGGGGTTTGATGGTGACGCTCGCCCCCTATATAGACTGTCAGACGATCGGGAACTATGGATTGTTGAGGGCGAGAAATGCGTTGATGCGCTTCGAGCGCTCGGGATACCCGCAATCTCCTGGGCTGGTGGATCGTCTGCCGTGGCTCGAGTGGACTGGTCTAAGGTACGGGACAGAACGCTTTATATATGGCCCGACAATGACGCTCCAGGCGAGAAGGCCAAAGATGTGCTTCTTTCGGCGCTCTCAGAGCATAATAAGTGTGTTGTTATCTCTCCCCCACCTGAAATTTCTCATATCGCTGGCGGTGATGTGGCTGACTATATAGCGCTCGAGAAAGCAAAAGAGGACATTCTCTCTCTTATTCCTCAGAAAAAAAACACGTCCATTTCGATAGCTGATTTTCTCATTAAAGAAGTCCCTCCTCGAAAAGTGCAATGTGGGTTCGTATTTGAGGACTCGATAAATTTTATTTACGCTTGGCGCGGCGTAGGAAAGACCTGGTTCTCCCTCTCTCTTGCCTACGCAATGGCTACAAATACTCCATTCCTTAAGTGGCAGTCGTCCGAAAAATTCTCGGTTCTTTATCTCGATGGCGAGATGAGCGAAAGCGGAATGCATCAACGATTGCGGCAGATTTGCGACATGTCCGGCGGCGCTATTCCAGAGCAAATGCACCTCATGGGAATGTATACGGTGGGCAATACTTTAATGCCTAAAATCTCTTCTCCGGAAGGGCGTGCAGAAATCTCTGAAGCGATAGAAAGGACGGGCGCAAAAATAATAGTGGTTGATAACCTCTCTTCCCTTACGCGGGGAGACGAGAACGACGCTGAGAGTTTCGAGCCCGTCCAGGACTGGTGCCTAGAACATAGGGCGGCAGGTCGCTCGATAGTGCTTATTCACCATGCAGCAAAGGGCGGTCAGCAGCGAGGAACGAGTAAGAAGGAAGATGCACTTGACATGACAATTCAACTCTCTGAGGTTTCGCTCGAAGAGAGTGAGGATCGGATGGGGAAGAAGGCACTTATGAAAATCAAGTTTGAAAAAACTCGAGAATCAATTGACGATGAGCCGTTCTATGCCTGGATTCAGGAAGAAGTAATTACTACCTTCGATATTCGTTACCGGTGGGAATGGAAACGCATAAATGAATTTATCTCCGAGCGTTCTGAGAGCCTAAAAGAGCAAGGCTATACTCAGCGCGAGATAGCTGCCCTTTTAGGCGTCTCCGTACAACGGTTAAATACTATTTGGCAGGTTTGATTTGCTTCATCTTAAGCGTCCAGTTCGTTATGAGCTTGGCCCCTTTGAATTTCGTTCTTGATTTTTTAGCGGTTAGAATGGCGTTTGTTATCTCTGTCAATTTCGGCACGAGCTTTACGCATTCGGGCGGCAATAGTGCCACATTGGTCACCTCTACAGCGGTTCGGGAGCTCCAGGAATAATCTGTAGTTCCGTATCTCCGCTGAATTCGGTCATCTCCGAGGATGGCTATGGCCGCTTCTCGGAGCGCCGTGATCCCCGCATAGAACTTGTCACGGCGGTCCCTTGCTTCTGTATAAGCTTTGTACAGTGCAGCGGTTTCGTTGTAGTTCTCTTGGTTTTGCTCTTTTAGGCTCTCAACCGCGAGCCCAATCAAGGATAGAGTTAATTCTTTATCCCCCTTCGTTAGCACCTCCACGGTCTCCTCAACGGTCGTTTTACCCTCAATAACATTGTTTGCTAGGTTTATAAGCGTGTTTTTATTCATGGGTGTTTTACCTTGTTTTGCTTTATTTTCAACCCTTTGAACAAGGGCCGAACATGATACGTCTCTCGGGTTAGCGGAGGCCCCTGACGGAGCTAAACCGCAAGAGAGATGTACTATTTATCATGTATCGAAGCCCTTGTCAATTGGCTAACCTATTGAAATCATTAGATATTTGCATAGAACGGTGTTATTTGTTTGTAAGTGTGTTTAGAATTTCATACAGTTCGGAATATGAACGAGCCGGTTAAGAATCTCGGGGCTGCTATTATCATGACAGCTCTCGACGATTTGGTGGAGCCGAGAACGTTTGTTCAAATAGCTTATATTGGTCGAAAAAGAACTTGCTCTCATTATTCGGTCGAACGTGTCCGAGAGGTAGCAAGGGCCTGGATATTCGAAGATGAGGATCTTGGTTATTTGATCTCGCTAAAAATAGCGTGCGAAATGTGCCAAATTTCGATATCTTCAGTTAGGAAAATAGCAAAGATACTTCTTAATTAGGGGGATAGAAAAATGGAAATATTCATAGGCGTTGTAGCAACTTTCACCGTCTTAAACTTCATCGGATTCATCGCGCTATTCCTTGCTGTCGGAACAACGATCAAAAAAACAAGAGAAATAAAACCAATACTGCAAGAGCTTGAGACCGCCGCAAGCGCTTACAAGAAGGCAATCACAAAAGCGCAAGTAATAATGACGCATATGAACTTGCCCGAAATCTCAGACAAGCTCTCAATATTCGAAAAACGGCTCGATCAAATACAAAAATATCAAGACTTAATGACACAATGAAATTTCGTTCTTCCTCCATAACTGTGGTTTTTTGAGGTTTTCGGGGAAGTAGCTTCATCTCTGCTTCCCCTCGTTTTTCTCCTATGGAAATATTCGAAACAAAAGAATTCAAAAAACTACTCTCTAAAGATCCACAGCACGCGCTCTCGATCGTATATGAAAACTTTCATCGTGAAGCGCGTGGCATTTGCCATAAAAAATTAAGAGACGCAGAACAAGCTGAGGAAGCCTATTCGAACGGATGGGAAAGATTAGTTGTGCGCTTCCAGCCTGGGAAACCAAGGTTTCGATGGGAGTCAAAATTCTCAACATACCTGCACCGAGTATTCCTCATGTCATGCGCTCAACTAATACGCTCCAGGCAGTACGCCAAAAACAAAGCAACTCTCGAACTACTAGAAACAAGGCATGCCGCGAGCGAAAAAACTCCAGAAACAGAGGCTCTACGATTGTCTATAGATGAAGATTTGCGCGCTATAATAAATTATGCATTAACCGACTTCGATCGGAAGGTATTAAAATTGAGGATTGACAAAGAGATGACGATTGCGGAATGCGCCAAAACGTTGAACGTCTCGGAAGCAAAAATAAAATCGAGGACTCGTCGCCTTGGAATTAAAATCAAAAACTACATCGAAAAAGAAGCGAGAAAAAAAACCATCGTCATCAACTTCCAAAAAGCGTACTTCAAAAAGAAAAAAAACAAACAAAGATCCAATAACACCAGAAATCAAAAATCAGATACAGAACGTATGCTTGGGAATTACTGAAGATTCGAGTTTGTCCGAAAAAGAGCAGCGCTATCTTGCTGCATACCTTTCAAATTTTGGGAACAGAGTTAAGGCTTCTCGTGCGGCGGGTGTCTCATACCGAACGGGAATGGACATTGAGAAGCAAAATCATTTTCAGCAAGCTTTAAAAGAACACGGTGTTATATGGATTCAGCAAGTACTTGAATCAGGATACCGATCGGCCATTAAGGGCAACCCCGATCTTATAAAGTTTTTTCTTGCGGCAGAGCAGCCTGAAAAATATGACGCGCAAATTCGTAAACTCATTTGGGCAAAAGAAAATGGCGCTGAAGATTTAGTTCGGCCTCCTCAGTTTGTCCTCAATGTGGGGGAGCGTCCAATACATAATCAGACCATAATCGAAGATATAGAGTATCGGAATAAGCTCGATGACAAGTGATCTTAATATCGAAAAGATTCCTATCCCTGTTCCCTGGTGGGTAGGAGAAGCGCTCGCCGACACAACAGAACAACGTGAATTCTACATCCCAAAAGGGATAGGATCGGGGGGCACTTACGGCCTCGTAATGTGGCACTATCTTAAATGTTTACAGAATCGCGATTGTCGTTATTCATGGTGTATCGCTCCTACATATTCAGAGTTAGAACTCACACTCATTCCTATGTGGTTTGAAGTCCTGCATGATTGTTTTCATATGGAAGAGAATCGCGATTTCGTATTCCGTCGAGGCTCAAGATTTGCCCTCATGTTTCGATGGGGCCAAGTAATTCAATTCCTCTCAGCGCATAGGCCCGAACGATTGGTTGGAGCGAGCATCTCGCACGCCACAGGAACAGAGTGCGCGTTTTTCACTCAAACGGTATTTGAAAGAATCGGGCAACGGTGTCGAGCAAAGAGGGCGGTCTCAATTCAACAGATGTTTGAAGGTGTTCCAGAAACGGATGACGATGCATATGCAGAACGCGCTAATTTTCGATGTGAGATTGATGAAGCAAATAATCGAAGAAGATTCCAGCTAAGAACAAAAGACAATCCATTTCTTCCCGATGGGTACTTTGAGCGCTTATGGGACAACCTCGAATATGATCCGGTAAAGCGTGAAATGTACTTATTCGGCGTGTTCCGAAAGATTGGGCACTCATCTGCTTATTGGAATTTCACTGATCGTAGAAACGTCCTCGACAATATGGAGGTATTCGAAAACCTTCCGATCGCCCTATCCTATGACTGGCAAGCAAGCCCTCTATCATGGGTGGCCTCTCAGAACCATAAAGCAGATGTGTTTGGTAAGTATCACGGTGTTGTAAATGTTGCTGTAGGTGAATCATCAGGAACAGCTCGAGGAGTAGAGGACTCAATAGCAGAGTTCGAAAAGCAATTTCCTCTAGCTAAGTTTAAGTACACAAACATCGAAATTGATGGCGGGGCCGATGGGTATAATGCCTCTCACCTCTCTCCGGTCTCGGCCTTCATGCGAGTAAAGGATGCCCTTAAATCTAAGGGCTATCAAAGTGTCAGGATAATAGCAGGGCACAAGGCGCCGATGATTAAGGATCGGCTCGGTATTGTGAATAAGCTCTTGCACGAGCGTCGGGTTCTTTTTGCCCCTTGGCTAAAAAACGTAATATCTTCATACTCTAAAACGAAGCTAAAGCCTGGAGCATGGGAGCTTGTGAAGGTACGGAATAAAGATACCACTCATTACAGTGACGCCCATGATTATCATCTAGTCAATGCTTTCGGGCAGGGCGAATTCGCATCGAAGCGAATGCGACGACACGGCACAAT